AAGTTAGAAGGTCTATCTAAATCTATTAATCTATTTTCTGCATTAATACTTATATTAGAGCCATTAGGTGTATCAGTAACGGAAAGAGTTGTCATTCTGCCTTTAAACAAAACTAAAGTACCAGCTACTTCGTTAGTACCACCCATTAAATAACCAAGAAACAAAGTAATAAATCTATTTTGATAATTTTCTGTAAGTGCTAAATTTAAAACTGTAGTGTCCATACCTGATATACCTACAGATAAACCAGCTGATTTTAGATCAGTGCTTTCTTCTACATTTCCAATTGATAGTAACTCACCAGCACCAGTATAAGATTCACTACTTATGGTTAAATCATCAATACCATTCCACAATCTGACTGTTCCTGAATCAAACTCAGCTTTAATTGCAAGAAACATAGCTTGTTCATCTGCACCTAAACGATTGACAATAGAGCTATCTAATCCTTGTCTTGTAGCCATTTAAATTACCTCAGTACATGAAAAGCTTATACCATAGTTTGATATTCTATCTGCAGACCAACTGACCTCATTGGAAGTTAATCTAAAGTTACCTTTTGGACTTGTAAATACAACATAATGACCACTTGCTAAATCAGACCTAAGTTTGGGTTCTGTTTTAACTGCATAAAAATCATTACCACTATCTGTTATAGCAGTTGCATCTTCTGTAACCATAACAAGTTGTGCAGGTGTACCTGTAGAAGAAGCTGCTGATTGTATCTGTAGATAGTCTCCTTTTTTTATAGTTCCACTAGCACCACTTGCTGATGCTCGTAAACATAAACCTGTAGCACCTTTTACATTGGTTCTAACCTTACAACTAGCAGTAGAGTTTTCTGTTGTAAAACTACCATCTGTGACTACAACTGTCGCACTTGTAACTGTTGTAACTTTAAAAGTACCATTGTTTTCTTCGTTTGTAGCACCTGTCACAACAATAAAATCTCCTACCTTTGTACTACTAAATGTAGAAGCACCTGCTGTAAGTGTTCCGTTACTGTTAAATGAAAGGGTTACACTTGTATTATTAGTTCGTAATTCACTGGTTAGAAAAGATGTTGAATATGTGCCTAAGTTAGATAGTGCATCAGGATCAGTAAACTTAAATGTGTTTACAGGACCATTAAGTTCTAAAAGGAAAGATTGCCAATTTAAAGCTACATCTCTACGCATAGGTGGTAGTGATACTTCTGCATTCCAACTTACACCATCAAACTCTTGTGTTTTTGTTTTACCTGTGAAAGGCGATACAGTCGTTCCTACTGTTCTTATAAGCGAAAAGTTGCTTCTAATAAAGTTAGGTGTCGTAGGCATTGTAATTAATTTAGCCACCTTGTAATGCTCTCCTAAAATTACCACCACGCACTGCAGCTTCTGCTACTGCACCTTTTGTTACATCTGCTATCTGTGGCATCATTTTCATTACTTCTGCTCTAACTGTAGGCACAACACCAGTAGCAAAGTTTATAGATTGATTTATAACTGTAGTGCCACCACCCATAGCATTTTTGCTATTCATATTGTTCATAATAGTACCACCGCTATGAGGAATAAATATTTCAGGACCTCTTTCGCCAACTAAAGTTGGTCTGCCACCTTGTATTGTACCACCACCTGCTCTCTTAGGACCAAAGCCACTACTAGAAGATGAACCTCCTGATCCACCACCACCAGTAGAAAATGTACCAGCACCAAAAATACTATTTAATATTGGATTTATGACTTTTAATTGTAAAAATGTTGAAAGTATTTGTGCAACCATATTTTGAGCAAAGTTTTTAAAACTTTCTAAAGCACTTTCACTGTTCATTAATGCATTTACAAAGTCAGTTGCAAAGGCGTGTGATGTTTGTGTGACAATTAATCTTAATTCATCATCTAAAACTGTGGCAAGTTTATTTGATTCTGCTTCTAACTTTTCAAATGCTTTACCTAATTCTTCTGCATTCATTATAAAGTTATCTTTTAAAAAACTGCTATTTGCTTCAAATATTTCATTTAGCTGTGTTTGAGCATGGGTAAATAACTCACTATCACCTTTAGCTTCTAAAATTGATTTTTGTAATAAACCAAAAGCACGAACATTTTTACCTGCTATAAGCATTGCTTCTTTTTCTGCTGCAGTTAATTCTTTTCTTGATTTAGTTGCATTATCTAACGCTTCTGTTTGTGCTATTCTTTCTTCAGTCAAATTTGCAACAATTTTTGCAGTTTCATCTTCAGTGACACCAAATTGTTTTAAAATACTAAAAGCAATTTTTAATTTTCCAGTAAATGTTGTACCGCCGCTTCCAGCTTCTGCAAAACCTAAAATTAACTTTTCTTGTATGTCATTTACACCATCACTAGTAATACCATACTTTGCTAAAGCAGCATCAATTTTTGAAATATTTTTAGTTGCGGTATCAGCTCTTGCTTTTTGCATCTGTTCAAAATTCATATCCCCTGTCAATGTAGGTGCTTCTAAATTTATACCTAATCCTTCTCCACGCATAGCTGCCAAAGATACTGCTACTGCATTAGCTGCATTAGCTGCTTGATTCACAAACAGTTTAAAAAAGTCTCCAACTCCGCCTTCAAATATTTCATTACCTAAAGATTTAAATGCTATTTCCATATTTGATATTGCAACAGAAAGGTTATCCATTTTATTAACCATTGCTCCACCAAATTGTTTTTCTAAGACATTGGTCAATGCTTCAACAATAATTTTTGCACCACCTGCTGTTTGACCAAAATCAGTGAGTTCAAGTCTTGATAAACCTAATTCATCTTTTAAGCCTTTAAATACATCAATACCTCTGTCGGCTAACATATTTAATTCTTGTAATCCTAAAGCACCTGCTTCTGCCCTCTGTACAACTCTTATAAGTGCTTCAAACGCACCTCTTTGATCTACTGCAACTGATGCTGTATCAGCAAAAACTTGCATCATTCTTGATGTAGGTTCTATACCAACTGAGCCAAGTGATATAAATGCTTTGGTTACAGTATCAATTTGAAATGGTGTGGTTTGAGCAAATCTTAATATTCTATTAAACTGTTTATCACCTGCTTCAACAGAGCCAAATACTGTATCTAAAGAATCTTTTAAATCTTCAAACTCCATACCTGCTGATGCAGAGAATTTTCCTAACTTTACTAAACCTAAAGCAACTGCACCAATTGCTGCTGGTCCAGCTAATGCCTTTAAGCTACCAGCTAAAGCACCTGAAGCACCACCCATAGCACCAAAAGCTGCACCACCTGCAGCACCAGTGGTTCTAATCTTGCCTTGTATTTTATCTAGTTCTTTTTTTAGCTGACGAGTATCAGCTTTGATTTCAATAATTAACTGATCAACTGTTTTAGCCATCAGGATATAACTCCATCATTTCTTCAAGTCTATCTTTAGTCATAGGTACTTCTTTTTCTTCAGCACCATTAAATTTTTTAAAACCTTGCAAAGCTAAATACATTTCACGAGGAGATATATTCCAAAAATCATCAGGTCTCATATTCATCATACCAACACATATCTTATAAAAGTCAGACCATTGTATTGGTTGAGTAATCACGCTTCCGCTTTTTTTTTATCTACTTCCTCTTCTGAGTCGTTGTCGGTTAATGTAGCAGCTAAGAGTTTAGCTACTTCGGTTGATGCTACTACTATTCCTACTTCTTGAATAATAGAGCCTATCTTTTTATCGTCAAAATCATTGCCACCACCTCGTAGTGCATTCTTTAAAACAACAATTAATGTGCGAACACGCACTTTAGCTTCAGCAATGGCAGTAGCTAATTCTAAAATGCCTTTATCTAGTTCGTCTTCTATTCTTACTAATGCATCTATAGTTAGTCTGCATTTATAAGTTTCTTTGCCAAGTGTTAGAGGTATTTCACCCTTCAGTGGATTCGCCATCTGACTTTTCTCCTTTATCTAAAGTTGCGTTTGCAACCTGAATTGTTTGTATATTGTCTCTGTAATCTACATTTGTAGATAAGACTTTGGTTTCTTTCCCATCAATGTTTACAGTCTCGCCAACTTTTACATTAGCAGGTAAAACAAGTTCACCTTTATATAACATTCCATCTACAAGACTTTTGTTATGTTTAACCTTAACTTGCTTCATATTACACTGCTGCAAATGTTACATAACTTGCAGATTCAAATGTGAATGAATAAGTCGCTTCACCATTGAACTCTCCTGCAAACTCCATACTTGCTATCATGAAAGAACCTGTATAAGTTCCTAAATCAGGAATCAAGAATTGAAAGCTTTTAAATGCAGGTGTTTGTGCAGATGAACCATCAGATGAGTTTTGCTGTGCTTGGAATGTAGTTCTTACAAGTGCTTCTGCTGTTGAATCAGTAAAAACTCCTGATCCACTAACTGAAATACTGTTTACCCCTGCACCAGCTAATAAAGTTCTAGTGCCAAGACTATCTTTATTAGTTATATCTACTGCTTCATCATTAAGAGTTATTGATGTTGACCTAAGACCACCGATGGTTACATAAGTAGAACCACTAGTGTTAATTTTCATTAAGACATCTTTACCTTTCTGTGCTGCCATATTTTTCTCCTATAAAATTAGTTAGTACCTAATATTATTGCTCGGAATCGCATGACTCCATGTCTAGTAACACCATCTGTGTCTCTCATTATGTCACTAAACTCAAATCTTAAATTAATAAGATTAAATCCAGTAACGCTTAGATTACTATCATGCAATAAATCGTGTACCTTGTCCATTATTTCCTTAGTTTCTTTACTTCCTTTATATTGTGACCAAATGTGTATGTTGATCGTGTATTCACCACCATTTAAGTCTACAGTACTGTAATCTATGGCAGTCTCTTCACCTAAAGTGATAAAAGGGTAGGTATTACCCTCAATAACTTCGTCATAAACACCACAAGAAAGTGTTGATGTAATAGCACTTACATTTAATGCTGAATACACAGTACTTTGTAATTGAAACTGTCCGATACTCATTTTAGTACACCTTTTTTAAACATAGCGTGTATTTTTCTGCGATTTTTTTCTAATGCAGGTTGCATAAAAGGTCTTTCAGTCATTTGTGTTGTACCAAACTCTAAATGTGCAGAATAAGGAGCTGCTGATATTACTTGACCTATTACACTGCCATCTGCTTTTTTATCAACTTTCATAGATATTTGACTTACTAAAAATCCTGTATCACTAGCTGGTGGTTGATTTGGTGCAGATGCTCTATGACTTCTTCTTGGCTCATACTTTTGATATAAAGTACCTGTACCACCTTTAGTTATGCTTTCTTTTGCTGTGTTTTGTACCATAAGTGTTGCTCTTGTAACATAAGCTTTTACTTTATTATCTTGTAACTTTTTATTTAGTTTTTTGTTAAAAGCATCTAAGTTTTTTATTTTTAGGTCAACACTCATATTGCTACACCTTCAGCACATAAAAGTTTTAAAAATCTTGATCTTTCATCTACATTTATAATTCCTTTTATGTCAAACAACCTACTACCAAAACTTATCCTATGATTAGTAGATATATTGTCCATGTGGCGAATTGTAACCTCGTGTGTGACCTTTTCTTGCACTATCCCTTGTCTATAGGTGCTATCGGCTTTTAGTGGCTTAATGTTAGCGTAAATAAAAGTAACTGGTGTGTAAGATTGTGATAGACCACCGCCTGTATCACGAGTATTAGTAGCTGTTTCTACTTTAACTCTAAAACGCATTTTGCCAATAGAGTTGGACATTTACCCAAGTGCCATTAAGGAAGAAGAACCTAATCCTCTGTGTACTACATAAGGTGCGTATAAGCTTCTTAACATAGGTGGATAAGGTAACTTAGCATCATACATATCTCCTCTATGTTCATATAAATATGCTATGTGTTGTAATATGCCTAATCTTAATGGTTCAGGTACATTGTATTGAGATGTATAACCTGCAACATATTTTACTTCTATTGCATTAGCTACTCTTAAAGCTGTTGGAAATGTTTCTCCTGTTCTTAATACTATTCTTGCTGGTTCTCTAGCGTTATCTACATAATATTTTGTAGCTGCTAATGTAGTTTCTGTATCTGCATCATCAAATGTTTTTACATGAGTAACAGAAGCGACTGGCGATCTTGGTAATACAACATAGTTTTTATAATAGTTTATGTATGGACCAGTTCTCATGCCTTCCCACAATGGGTCTTCCATATCCTCAAAAGCATCAAGAAACAATGTAAGTGTTTGTGTCATTAAGGCTCTACCAGTATGTTCTTCACAAAACCTTCTAGCTGTTTCTATAAAAGGTCTTATAATCCTTTCATCTGTAGAATCATCAACTCGTAAGTATTCTTTTACTTCCTGTAGAGTTACAGGTTCTTGTGTTGGTGCTGTATTTACTGTTAAACCTGCCATTATTTGTAAAACACTCCAATAATCTGTGCTGCTATTATTAGAGCATATAAACCCCATATCTGTTGCTCCATACGAATAAATCGCTTAGAGCCTGATTCCATTCGCCTTTCTATATTTTCATATCGCAAGGCACAAATTTGTTCGTGCAGTTCAAGTTTGCTTGTATCAGTTTGGTTTTTTATCTCCGTCATTAGCACTTTCTTCCTCATCTTCCATTGGTTCAGGAAGATTATCTTTTAGTTCTGCCATAAAATAATTAATGAGTACATCTGCTTTTTCTATTTCAAATTGTGCATTTGTAACCATGTCATTCTTTTGTTTTTGTATGATTGCAAGTTTGTTATAAATTACTTTACCTTCATCAGACATATCGTCTATTAGGTATTTCTTTTCAACATCTTTGTCATCTACCTTTTCAGTAAGTGTTAAAACCTTTGGTTCTTCGTTTACTATATTTTCGTTAGCTTCTGCCATAATTAATTCTCCTAATTAAAAGTATTAGTCTATCACTATCCTTCTAATGTTTCTATTCTTGATTTTAAATCCTCTATTACTGTTTGTTGTTCTTGTATAGCTTTGATTAAATAAGGTGTAAGTTTTCCGTAATCAACACCAAAAGGTTCTTCGGTTACATCATCTCCACCTTCTATAACAACATTAGGAATTACATCTTTTAATTCTTGTGCAATCATACCAATATCATGTTTACTACTACTTTTCCAATCAAATTCTCTTACTTTTACATTTTTAATTACATCTAATTGAGAAGAAGCATCAACAATATTTTCTTTAAGTCTTTCATCAGAAGTTGTATTAAAAAGTACAGAACTTGCACCATTTTGTGATACTGAACCAATATTTCCGCCACCATCATAGAAAGCTATAAATTTTCCTGATGAATCAGTATCAACACTAAATGTGCATCTTAATATGTGGTTACTTGTAGCAACAGAAACATCAGGGTCAATAAAATTGACTACACCACCGCTTATACTATTACCTGCAACTTGAAGAATACTACCATAGGGTGCATCAAAAGCATTAGTCATACGCCCACTACTATCAATACGCCATCTTTCTGTATCATTTGTTTTGATAGTAACGGAATCAGCAAATTTCTGATTTATTGTAAATACATTTGTGTTTGTATCATAACCAACATAAGCATTAACAAGTGAACCATCTTGACTAAATTCAATATAAGCATTGTCATCTTCATTAACATTATCACTATCTGCTTCAATTCTTAATGCTGCATCACCTGTAGATTTTAAATGAAGTAATTGACTGGGGTTATCAGTTCCAATTCCACAAAGTCCGTTGGCTTTAATAGTTAATTTATTAACACTATTAGTTTGTATTCTTACATCATGATTTGAACTTGAACCAAAGAATACAGCACCACCATCTGAAGCTAGTAATCTAGCTGTAATTGCTGAACCTGAAGCTGTACCCTCAACATATAAAGAACCTTCTCCTGAACCACCATCAACATTTAAAATACCTGTACCGCTTGTTGCTCCAATATGGACTTTTCCTGCACTATCTATGCGGAGTCTTTCTGCACCTGCTGTACCTATACCTAAACTGTCGGCAGCATGGTTATAATCAAAAAAACCTCTATAGGCAGCATCTCCTGAAGTTCCATCTGCAAAATGCAAACTAGCATGATTTCCTGTTCCTGTGGCAATAGTAATTCCTCCGTTTCCAGCTTCGTTGACCACTAAATTATTTGCAAAATTACTAAAACTAGAAGGACTAGTCGTTCCAATTCCAACTTGTCCATCATGGTCTATTCTGACCGCTTCTGTTGTTGAACCATTATAAGTTCTAAATGCTAAATCAGTATGACCTGAAGCATTTATCCTTTCTGCGAATATTTGTGCTGATTTAGTAGAATCAGTAGATGTAGTTTTAAATGTTAAAGTAGTTTTGCCATTTGTACCTGTAGAATTTTCTAAAGTAAGAAGTTCAACCTCACCTGCATCATCAGATTTTATATGTAGTATACCCTCAGTTGGGTCAATACCAATTCCAACTTTTTCACTACTACTTATTGTTATAGCTGTTGCGTCAGCATTTGAAACAATACCTGCTACACCACCTGATGCATCTTCCCATGCAACTCCACTTCCTGTAGATGTTAACACTTGACCATCAGTTCCTTGTTGTCCACCTACTGTTAGATTATCTGTTTCAAGTGTTCCATCAATATCTGCGTTTCCTGAAATATCTAAACTTGTAGCATCTAACTCACCTGTAACTGTTACTCCACCACTAGCTGTAGCTAGTTTTACAGCATTATCGTGATATAAGGTAACAGCACCATCTGCTGAACATATTATGCTTTCTTCGTTAAGTTTTGCTTGTATATGAACTGCACCATTAGTATCACCTAAATAGATATTACCTGTTGAGTTAGAGATATAAGAATTAGAACCATCGTGATAGATTTCTAAATCACCACCTGTACCTATTTTTATCTTGTCGTTGTCTCCCATAACAAGATGGGTAGCTAAAGTAACTTCTCCTGTTACACCTAAAGTTCCTGAGATCGCAATATTAGTATCAAGCTTTGCACTGGTAATTGCTCCATCTACTATTAACTCTGTTGGTACTAATGTATATGACATTATTTATCCTCTAGTTTAGCTTTTAGTTCTTCTACTTGCGTAGAAAGTTCTTGTACTGCTTTGACCATAACAGACATAATTGCTGATGGTGCAACTCTTTGCCTTCCATCTGCTTCATCTTCTTGCCACATATCAAAACCTTCTTTTAAATTATGATTATCAATCACTTCTTTAACTTCTTGTGCTATAAAACCATGGTTGTATTTACCATTCATAGTTCTTTCTTCTGAGCCTTCTTTGTAGGCTTTCATGTCTGAAGGTATATCTTTTTCTTTTTTCCATTGGAAAGTAACAGGTCTTAAATCATTTATAAAATCTAAACCTACTTCTTCGTCTTGTATATCTTCTTTTAATCTTATATCTGAAGGTGCTGTAATTGATGTAGCACCAAATGCTATGTTTGAGTCTAAAGAACCTGCACCAAATGTAAAGTTATCATTACCTGTTCCTGTTACTGTATCGCCCATAACAATTTGACCAGAACCATTATTAGCAGAAGGTTGACAAGATACACCAACAATAACATTAGTATTACCTGTAGTAATAACATTTCCTGCAAAAGTGCCAATACAAGTATTATTACTTCCTGTAGTAATATTAGTTGCTGATTCAGTTCCAAGTCCTGCATTACGAACACCTGTAGTTACACGAAATAAACTTGCTTCTCCCAAAGCACAATTTTGCACACCAGTTGTCATATCAGTTAAAGTTCTTGAACCTATAGCAGTATTTGAACCACCTGTTGTTTGTGCATCAAGTGCTTCAAAACCTATTGCTGTATTATAAGAACCAGTAGTATTAGCTCCTAAAGCACTTGTTCCAACAGCTGTGTTAATTGACCCTGTAGTGTTTGCTCCTAAAGCATTAAAACCCATAGCAGTATTATTACTTGCAGTCGTATTAGCGTCTAATGCTCCACTTCCATAACCACAATTATAACTTCCAGTAGTATTTGCACCTAATGCACCAACTCCACTTGCAGTATTTTCTGTACCTGTAGTATTTAACCTTAAAGCGTAAAAACCCACCCCAGTATTATAAGCACCTGTAGTATTTGTTGTTAATGCTTCATATCCTATCGCTGTTCCATAATTAGCTGTAGTGTTAGCATCAAGAGCTAAAGCACCTACTGCTACATTTGCAGTACCTGTAGTGTTTAATTCTAAAGCACCTTTTCCTACTGCTGTGTTGTCTGAAGCTGTAGTATTACCAGCAAGTGCGTTATGACCACACGCAGTATTGCTACCACCTGTAGTGTTGTTTTCTAATGAAAAACTACCAAAAGCAGCATTTGAAGCACCTGTTGTATTGTCTGATAATGAAAAATATCCAACTGCTGTAACATTAGATGCTGTAGTACTAGCATCTAAAGACAAAGCACCAACTGCTGTGTTTTGTGTACCTGTACTGTTTAAATTTAAAGCATTTCTACCTACTGCTGTGTTATTGTTTGCTGTAGTATTTGATAATAAAGTACCTCTACCAAGAGCAGTATTAGAATGACCTGTAGTATTTGTAAATAAAGAAGCTTGTCCAACTGCTGTATTTTCTGCTGCTGTAGTAGTTGCTGCACCTGACCTACCACCAATAAAAGTATTACTATTACCAGTTGTTAAAGCTAATCCTGCTTGTCTACCTATTAATGTTGCTTCAGATGCTGTAGTTAATGCTGCACCTGCTGAAGAACCTACTGCTGTACATCTAAGACCAGAAGTTAATACATTAAAAACATCATTACCTAATCCTGTATTATCAGATGCAGAATCTAATGTTCCTGTACCAGCATCTTGGCTAATAAGAATACTTTGTGTAAAGTCAGATATATTAGAAATAATACCTACGCCATTTACAGTAGTTGCAGATAATTCACCTGTAACACTTACACCACTACTTGTTGTTTCAAATTTCTTTGCACCTGCATAATATAATGCAAGTTCTGCTCCAGTATTTGCTACTAAATAAATTTGTGAACCATCTGCTCTTTGAAATTGTAAATTACCTGCTCTTACTAATAGATTACCTGTACCTGCATCATCTATATAGCTATTACTACCATCATGATATATTTGTAAATCTTCACCTGCACCAAGCTTAATTTTATCGTTATCACCTAAAGATAAATGTGAACCTACTGTAAGTTCACCTGATACAGCTATATTGGTATCTAGTTTTGCACTTGTGATTTGTGCATCTCTTATATGTGCTGTATCTATAGAAGCATCTACATATTGATCGCTGTCAACACTATTTGCTGACATCTTTGCGTTAGTTATTGCACTATTAGATATTTTTGCTGTAAGAATTGCATCATCTGCTATCTTAGCTGTAGTAATAGCATTGTCATTTATAGAAGCAGTTACAACAGAATTACTAGCTAATTGATCTGCACCAACAGCATCATCTTTAATTACTCCACTTGTGACTTTAGTATTAGCCATTGTCTTTTAACTCCTTTACTTCTGCTTTTAATGTTTCTATTTGTTCTTGTTGTTCTTGTATAGCTTTGACAAGTAATGGTGTTATTCTTCCATAATCCATAGAGTACATATCATCATCTGAATTTTGATGAACTACATTGGGTATAAGTTTTTCTACTTCTTGTGCTATAAAACCTTCGTCAGCACTACCATCTAATTTCCAAGTATAAGAAACTGGATTAAGTTTATTAATTACTTCTAAACCTCTTGCTTCACCTGTAATATCTTTGAGTCTTGCATCTGAAGATGTATGATAAGTTGTTGCACTACCACTTGTAGTAATTTGACCTACAATAGCACCTGTAGTATTAAATCGCATCATTGTGCCACCACTACTAGTTCCAGTTTTAATATTAATTCCATAACCACCACTACTACCATTAGTTGTAATATGTAAAACTTCTGCTCCGCCATTATGGGCATCAGTAGTATTCATTAGAACTTGACCTGAAGTATCAATACGCATTCTCTCTGCATTATTGACTTCAAAAGTCATAACATTAGAAGAACCACTAGCTTTTATTTGTGATTCTCCTGAAACAGCTAATAATGATAATCCTAGAGTTCCACCATACTCGCAATCTACTCTTCCTTGATTAGTTCCATTTACTGTTACTGTAGTTACATTACTGTAAGAGTTTGGCGATGAAGTTCCAATTCCAACATTGCCTGAAGAATCAATACGCATTCTTTCTGTTTCACTTGCACCAACATTAAATACCAATGGGCTATCTTGTGGGCATCTTATAACTGCTTCTGCATTACCTGCTTGAATTCCACATATAATATTACTTGTGGTGTCTTTAACTTGTATTATTGGATTAGTAGCATCATGTGCTTCTAATCTTACTGAACTTCCTGAAGATGATGTAGTTCCAATTAAGATACGCCCTGAACCATCTATTCTCATTCGTTCTGTTGAACTAGCACCACCTTGTGCTGTTCTAAATGCAAAAATACCATCAGTACTACTAGCACCATAAGAAACAAATCTTGTTACACCACTAGAAAAGTCCATAGCAGCAGTAGATGTTCTGTCATCTGCTAAAGCACCTGTTATAGCTAAAGCACCATTGACTGTTAATTTTTCAGTTGGACTACCAGTTGCGATACCAACCCTTTCACTACTATCAATAGTTATAGCTAGGGCGTCTGCATTGTCATCAATACCTGTTGACCTAAAACTAGTTAGAGTTCCAACACTTGTAATATTAGGTTGTGCTGCTGTAGCTAATGTACCTGTTATGTTTCCTGATACTGATAAGGTACTATCTAAAGTTGTTGCACCTGTTACATCTAATGTTCCTGCTATATCTATATTGTTTGTTAGCTTAGAGCCATCTACAGAATCATTAGCTAAATCTGCTGTTACGATTGTGCCATCTGCTATCTTTGCACTGGTTATTGCACTATCGGCAATCTTTGCAGTGGTTACATTAGCATCTGTAATCTTAGCTGTAGTAACTGCGTTATCAGCAAGTTTTGCTGTTGTTACATTAGCGTTTAGTATTTTTGCAGTTGTAACATTAGCATCAACAATCGTGCTTGTTGTTACGCTATTAGATGCTGGTACATTTACAGATGTTTGACTAAACATGATTACTTCTATAGCTGTTCCATTTACAGGAGCAGTATCAAATGTAAGAGTAGTGCCACTTACTGCATAAGTTGATTTGTGTTGATATACACCATCTACATATACTTGGGTGTTATCTTCGTTAGTTGGACTAATTGATAAGGTGTAGGCAACTGTTGATCCATCTCCACTAAAGGCATTTTGTGCTACTGAAGAACCTGCAATAGATGCTCTTATGTGATTTATTACAATCTTTCTTGTATTAGCTGGTGCTGTATCAAATGTAACTGTTGTACCACTTGCAACAAAATCTGCTTTGTTTTGAAAGACACCTTCTATAAATATAATTAAATTATCTTCATTACTTACATTAGAACTTATTGTGAATGCTCTTGTAGAACCATCACCTGTAAAAGTGTTGGTTTCCATAGCACTTGCTCCACCACCTGCTATTGCACCCCATGCACCATTTTGATAACCCTCAAACTCTTCGTTAGTTGAGTTATATCTAAACATACCATTTGCAGGTGAGCCATTTCTTTGACCTGTAGTTCCTGCTGGTACTTTAATTGAATCAGTACCACTAAGTGTCATATTACTAAATGTAGGACTACTAGAAGTTGCTACAGCTTGTCCTATAGATACTTCTGTTCCTGATACTGATACACCTGTTCCTGCTGTAAGAGTTGTTATGTTTGCACTACCATCAAAGCTAACACCATTTATAGTTCTTGCGTTTGCTAAAGTAGTAGCAGTTGTTGCTAATGCCACAGCTATATTTGCACTTCCATCAAAGGAAGTACCACCGATTGTTCTTGCTGTAGCTAATATAGTTGCTGTTGCAGCATTTCCTGTTGTATCTTGATTACCTGTTGCGTTTACACCTGCAAGGTTAATATTAGCTGTTCCATCAAAAGATACACCACCAATAGTACGAGCATTAGCAAGTGCTGTAGCTGTAGCAGAAAGTGCTACTGCAATATTAGCTGTACCATCAAAACTTGTGCCACCAATCGTTCTAGCTGTTTCTAAAGCTGTAGCTGTACTTGCGTTACCTGTAACATCACCAGTTAAAGGACCAGCAAAAGCATCTGAGGTAACAGTGCCATCAAAGAATGCGTTTTTAAACTCTGCTGATGATGTTCCTAAATCTACATCATTATCTGTAGAGGGAACTAAAGCACCATTTGTTAGTTTAATTTGACTTTCATTACCTGCAAAGAAATGTATTTCATCTGCTGTTCCAAAGTCTATTTTTGTTTGATCATCTTCACCAATCTTAATATCAGTAGCTAATAAACTTGTAATAGTTGTTTGAGCAGGGTTTATAACGAAATCTAATGTTCCATCGCCATCTTCATAAGTAACAGTGATACCAGTCTCGGTGTTACTGGTAACCATTGCTCCAACAATATCTTGTATTTCTTCTGTAGTTTTACCACTAGACCCATACGAAAATGAACCATCTCCATCAGATAAAACTGCTTGTCCTGCTGTTCCGTTTCCTGATATGTTTAGTTGCGATGCACCAACTACATTGTCATCAATACTTGCACTTAGTACTACATTGCCTGAACCATTAAAGGCTACAGCAGATGCAGTTATATCACCTGAAATAGAGAAGTTTCTGTTACTAGCTAATGTTGTTGATGTATCTGCATTACCTGTAAGATCGCCTGTTATATCACCGACAAAGGCAGTTGAGGTAATAGAAGTAGCACCTGTTACAACACCAGCATCAATGATAATAGTTCCATCTAAAACAATTTGTTGACCTGTAAGAGGAGTTATATTGAGGTCTGTTCCTGCAGAGCTAGATATTGTATTACCATTGATGTTGATATTATCAACTTGTAATGCTGTTAAAGTACCTAAAGAAGTTATATTAGTTTGAGCAGCACCTGTTACTGTTGCAGATGTTCCTGAAACATTACCAGTCACATTTCCTACAAATGCTGTAGAAGTTATTGAAGTTGCTCCTGTTACTACCCCTGCATCTATAACTATTGCACCATCTAATACTATTTGTTGTCCTGCTAATGGTGTAATGTTTAAATCTGTTCCTGCTGTAGATGATATAGTGTTGCCATTTATATTTATGTTATCTACTTGTAAAGCAGTCAGTGTTCCAAGACTTGTTATATTTGTTTGAGCTGCTGTTTGTATTGCACCTGTTAAATTACCTGTTACATTACCTTCTAAACTTGCAACTAATGTAGCTATTTGAAAACCTGTACCACTTGTATTAACTGTGGTTGTTGGTTCTGCTTCTAGTAATTCAAAGAGTTTGTACTTACCACTGTCGTTTTGATCTCTAAATAAACCTGAAAACTGATTATTAGAACCTGATGCTCTGTATTGACCATAAAAACCTATGTCTAAAGAATTAGCTGTATTATCTTTGGCTAATTTAATTAATGGGTCTGTAACATGAAGTTCGTTAGTATCTGTAGTTGTAGTTGTTCCGTTTACAGTTAAGTTGCCTGAAATTGTTACATTATCAGGTAATCCAATAGTAACTGTTGAACCCTCGCTTCCTGAACCTGAAACTTCTATCTCATTGTTTGTTCCACTGATTCCTGCGACATAGTTGCCAGTAGTGTCTGTTCCAAGAGCCACGCTATTTGAAGCTATTGTAGTAGATAGAGTGATATTGCCTGTTCCGTCAAATGAAACGCCTGAAGCAGTTACATCGCCTGACAAAGCTATTGTACGAGCATTAGCTAAAGCTGTAGCAGTTGATGCGTTTCCTGTTAAGGCAGATGTTACTGTGTTAAATTCAACATCGTCAGATGTTCCAACTGCTTGACCAATTGCAATCGTTGGTGTTGCTGATTCTCCACTATTATTAGCAAGAGATACGCCTGTACCTGCAACTAAGCTAGATACAAATGATCCTGTTGTGTCAGTGCCTAAAGCAACGCTGTTAGCCTGTATTGTGGTAGATATTGATATTCCTGCTGTTCCATCAAA